CAAGTTGTTCACGTACTTTTCCATATTGTAAGTCCAAGTCAAATTTCTTGCGGTCGGCTACAGAAGGCTCCATTATTTATCCTTTTTAGTTTCTTGAAGTTGTTCTTTTGCAGGCTCAAAATACTTAACTAAAGTATTTAGTTGCCCATTTACATCTGACATAGCCTGCAATTCTTTTGCTACAGTATCCACCAGATTAGCGTGGTCTCCTAAACCAACAGGATTACTAATCATCACCTCTATATTAGCGGCATGACCATTCATTTGACCTATTAGCTTAGACTTTAGTGCGTTTATTACTAGCTCTCTCACTTATCTTCTCCTTGTTATTAAAGTAACTCTTATTGAAACCCCTTAACCATTCCTTCCCCCTAAAAGAAGAGGGGCTGAATGGATTAGGGGACTCATGTATAATAGACCTAGTCTTCTTGGTTCTGTAAAAGTCTCTTTGACCTTGTACAAAAAATCTGTCAACAGTAGCCATATTATCTCCTAATTAACTATATCAACTATTTCACAGCTATCTGCTGTGCAAGCCAATGTTTGATTACCTATAGTATTATCTTCTTGCTCATACTCAGCGAGCTTTGACCAATCAATAAACTCAGGCATTTTAGTTAAGAACTCTTTATAGTGTTGCTCATTACAGTCTTGATAAGGAGCTTGTTCATACACCATATCACTCCTTGGTAGGAAAGACAAGCCCGAAGCGATATTAAAATTCTTATATATCCAGGCACCAGTCTCTAACCATTCTTCTTTACCAACTGATATAGTTACAGATGGTTTGTGCTCACACCAATGCATAGCATATACTTTCCAGAACTCAAGTTGCTCAATAGCTGACATATCATCTCTAGTAATACACATATCAGGAGCCTTTACTGGAAAACTAAACACAGCATTACTTTGGCTCCATCCATCAGTTTCCCAAGGGATATTCTGGTCCATCATAAATTGTGTGAGTGGGTCTTTTTTATCTCCACGAACAGTACGTATGTAATACTGACTATGCCTTGCATGAATACCAGATGCAGAATCTGTGAGTTGTGAAACTGTTCCTGATGGCTTTACACAAGTAATAGCAGTGGATTGGGGTATGCCAATAGCTTCAGCAAACTCTTTATTAGTATCCACGGCTACTTGCTTAAGTTTAGTTAATACTTTCTCCAAGTTAGTCTTATCATCTCTACCATTAGTAATAGCATTATCCATAATACCTGTCATGGAAACACCAAGCAGTCTTTCCTCAGAAGTGTTGGCATGCCATATCTTACGTAAGTAAGGAAAATGATTAAGGGTAGATTGGAAAGTACCTATAATAGTAGCTACACGAACTTTCTTTTGTAAATCCTTAACAGTATCTGTACCACGTACGATTATCTCAGAGAGATTGCAAAATTGATATGGACGTAAAATAATCTCACTACAAGGATTAGTACCGAAAGCATAATCAGCATCTCTTCTACCATTCTCAGCTGCTTTATTCTGTGCCGCTCCACGGTAAAACATACCTCTTTCACCAGTGCCAGACTCAGCTAATGAAAGCCATTCTCTCATGAATGTGTAAGGGTCTGGCTTCTCTGTGTATGCAACTGAGTTATTTGACATCTGTCGCTGTGGCTCAGTCTTATAGAACTCTCCAGTCTTAGCGTGTCTCATTCTATCGTCAGATAAGTTAGACAAACTAATCATAGCAGAACGTCTTACACCACCAGACACAACCACTTCTCCAACTTTACACATAAGGTCGTGACACTCAAGGCTAGATAACTTCCTACCTTTAGCCTCTTTAAACACTTGAACTGTGAACCTAAACAAATTATCTAGTGGAGTTGGTCCAGATGCTCTACCACCGAATATCTTTAGCTTTGCACCTGCAGGTCTAATCAAAGATAAATCCCACTGTGGAATCTCTCCTGCCCATAGTAAAGCCAATAGCTTACGGAAAGCCTTAGCCCAACCTTCTTTGCTATCTTTGACAATAATAGTTTCTTCTGTATCAAATAACAAACCTGGAACTTCGGGCAGTTTGTTTATAGAGTCTCTCTCCACAGAAAATCCTACACCAGTACCACACATTAATATGTACATAGCTTCATCAAATGCTTTAGGGTCATCCACAGGAAGATAAGAACAGTTATATCCTGCAGTGTTATCTCTCTCTAATGCTTTACCAGAAGTCATCATTGCTCTCATTGAAGGCATAACTTCAGAATGAAGTATAGATTCTGTGACTTCTTCTTTAACTTGCTCAGACATAGCATAGTTATGTTTTTTCATAAGATGTGAATCCATATAGGCTACATATCTACTGACTGTCTCATGCCATTCTTCTCTTCTATTCTCGTCATCAAGCCAGCGAGCATACCTAGACTTGTGAATAAATTGTTGATAATACGTTGGGAGTGTTATGTTACTTTTCATCTTAATACCTTTACAGTTATATCTTTAGTTTTCATACCTATTATCTCATGAAATAGGTCATCAAGCATATCTTCCATAATATACGGAAGTTCGTCTTTGTCTAGTGTAAATTCTTCTGTATCTACTTCTGCAGATACTCTAATTGTTATTTTTGATTTTGCCATTTTTCACCGTACTAATTAAGCGAGATAAGTACCACTCGGCTTTCTGCAAATCCTCAATGGGCTTGCCTTTGTATTTATATCTCCACAAGTACTTCATTATATTACCTTGTAGATAACTTTCAAATCCTGCACCAGTGGCGGCTTGTATAGCATCAATACATTCAATACCAAATTCATTATAATGTGAAGGGCTATTGACCATATCAGTTTTATTTTTATTCTCAAGTTCCTCTAAATCTTTCTTAGAGTGAACCTTAGTAGTTAGACTGCCTATAATTCTACGTCGTGGCTTATGCTTTTCTTCCATCATCTTCATGTACTCCAAATGTCTCATCAATGTATTGTTACTTGTGAATTAGTTGTTTCTTCATTTATACTTAATCGTCCATCTTCTAATACTTGGTCTGTATCTGTTACAGCAGTATACACCATGCCCCTTGTGAGTAGAGCATAAAACATAGTGTCTTCTTCTGTCAACAAATTTCTATCATGACTATGGTAAATCTCTACATCAAAACCTTCGTCTAAGTGTCTGATTATAATAGCAGAATCACCTTTGTTTAATTTTATTTTGTTTTCTGACATGCGACTTTCTCCATAAAATGTTCTGCATCTACGATAGCCAGGGGCTTCTGCCTATTCATTTTTATAATAAGTAGCGGCTCTCCAGAGTGCTTGTGACTTATGGCTTGCTCATAATAATTATAAATTGTAGTCATTCTCTCAGTATTTTTACATTCAATATTATAGGGGAATTGCTTGTACGCAACTGTTGATAATTGGACATCTACTCCATTAACTCCCATAGGAGTAGACTTAATATCCAATTCAGTTACACTCTTAAGTAATCCAAGTAGCTTTTCAGCAACCCACGTTTGAAGTTTCCTGCCCTTAGCTTTTGCTGACCTTGTGGACATCTTCTTCTTCTTCAACACGGATTTCTGTGATGTTGCTTGCTGGGATGGTGATTGTTTGACCTTCCGCTTCGAGGCTCGGAAAAGGGACTTCGTTGTTGAGGTCTTCGATAAAGGCATTAGCTTTCTCTCTATTTATTTTAATTATTTTTGCAATAGGGGAGCCGTCAGTACTTTTATACTGAAGCGTCATTGTCACGCCACGCATCTGTGATGTGTGTGTACCAGACCCACTTTGGGTTTCTGCCTTTGCTTGGTAACTGCCTCTTGAACTCAAGGTCTTCCCAGCAATGTGTTTTGTAGGGACAATAACTACACTCAATCCCAAGGGACCTATTGCCCGTAGGTTTCTTATAAAAGACTTCCTCGACGTCGGTGAAACACCGTTGAAAAGGCTTTCCTTTAGATATTGACTTAAAAGCGTGTTGGATTTTAGCATGAACTTCGTCCTTCTCTTTTTTTGTGTTCGGTGCTTCAGCAATCGCTATTTCGCCAGTAGATTTGTTTAATGCAATCCAACCCTTAAAAGGTTTATTGCTAGCCATACCATATCCCTGACCTTGTGTAATATATCCGAAAGCATCTGAACTTTTTATTTTCTCATACGCATCATCAGGCTTAAATTTATTCTCGAATGCATAAGGCGATGCAGTTTTTATATCATAAATGCCATCGTCTAATTCAATATCAAATTCGCCTTCAATAGAATCTTTTTTATTAATTGGTAATTTTACTTTACCATGTGTATTTTTTATCTCTATACCAGATGCTTGTATCACGGCAATCATAAGAGCTTCTAATACATCTCCCATTGCCATACGCATCTTGAAATCATAAGTAGGAGGGTCTTCTTTTACACCACTCGCCTGCATTTGTAATTGGCAAAGCGGCTTGCCTACGTTACTCATACGTAACCTAAAGCCTCCACGTTGTTCGTTAAATTGTTTATTTAGTGCTTGTCTACAGTTATCTGCAAACTCGTCCAAAATGTGAGGAGACATTTCTGCCTCCCCACGAACCGCCTTTGAAAGGAACGAAACTATAGCGGCTTGTTTTGTATTCATCCTGTCAATGACTCAGGTAAGTCATCATTCAGAACGTCTTCAGAAGTAACAGTAACTGCTTCTTGGTCTACCATTCTTCCCTGCTTACGCAAAGAATCATCGTATTGCTTCATAACAGCACTGTTCTCAGCATTTATGTAATCCATAAAATATGCCAAGGTATCTTGGTCTGCAGGTGTGAAGTCAACTAGCTTTGGAGCATTGTCGAATTTACCTACATAGTAGACTAAACCACCATTTTTCTTCTTATCCAAAGAAACATGTAGCTTATAGAAGATAAAAGGTTTCTTCTGTGCAGTTAGAGCATCCATAGGAACAGATATAGGCATAAAGTTACTGCCTCTTGCTCTCCATAGAATAGGAACATCTACTGCATCATCTACTTTCTTCCCAGTCTCATCAACTGCGTTGAGAAACGTGGCTTTACCAAACAACATACGAAAGCACTTAATATTCTTTTGTTGCATTGCTTTCTCTGCTGAGAGGTTTTCTCTCTGACTGGCAGGAACTGAACCACATCTGAACGTACCTAACATATCAGGTATCTCTGTCTGTGGGTATAAGTTCTTAGCCATAGTCGACTTATTGACCATCTCATTTACTTCAGCATCATAGTGAAGATACTGGTATCTTTGAGCAAATACTTGAAAGTCAATTTCTTTTGCATACACCATCTTATCGGGTAGCGACACAGACCAAGAACCTGCAGGTAATGAATTACCCGAATCGTCTTCATGGTCTCTGTTTATTTTTAGATAGAACATATTAGTAGCAGAACCTGATGGCTCCTCTTGTCCTATTAGTTTAGCAATATCTTCAAAATTTGTATTTGAATTTACAACTGGTAATGTTTCCATTTTTTACACTCCTTGTTGATGTTTGGAACTCAATTTATATTACATTCGATAGAGTTAGTCAAGTTATATTCTTTCATATCTAACCAATCTTTACCGATTTCTAAATCCACAGCTAAAGGAACCTGCCAACTTACATTGTATTGCTCCTCAAACTGCTTGTCTACTTTAGTCATAGCATCATGTGTCATACGTGCTACAACTTCTTCTTCTCCAGGATATACATCTAATACAATCGAGTCATGGACTGTATTAATAATCTTAGACGTAATTCCTTTACGCACAATTTCATTTTGTAAATGAATAAGTGCCAACGGCACGACACAACCACCTGCCAAACCCTGCACGGGATAATTCTTAATAGACGGTGCTCCCGATGCATTTCCATTGGATAGTCTTTTAGTATCTGGAAAAGCAAATTGCTGCCCCGTATACATAGTAACAACCCCAGTCGATATAGCTTCAGTCTGTAGAGTATCATGCCACTTTCCTAGTTTTGGGTACTTCTCCACAAAGGCTTTATAATATTCCATTTCATTTGGTGTACCTGTTGTACCCCCGTATAAAGGTTTGAATGTATGTGCCTTTGCTTCAGTACGTTCTTCTTTAGTTACGTCTGCTTCAGCTTTATTAAATATAATTGAAGCAGTATATTTGTGAACATCACTTCCACTTAAGATGTCCTTAATCATAGTTTCATCACCACATAGTTGGGCGGCAATCCTAAACTCTAATTGGCTATAGTCTGCTTGTAGAATAGAACCATTTTCAAACCTAGATACAACCACAGCTCTCACTGGGAATGTAGAACCCTTGGCTGATTCTGAAAGTTAGGGTCAGAAGAAGACAAGCGAGTAGTCCTAGTAACACACTGATTGAACTTTGGATGTAGTAAACCATTACTTCTAG